TAATGAATCTGGTGCAACTTTAGCCAATCCAATAAATGCTTTATCTAATTCTCTTATAGTATCAGATATACCATATATAGCCTTAGTTATTTGCATACTTATAATATTACCTAACGAGAATGTAGACATTGTAGAATATAAATTACTAAAAAATGAATTTGTTCTTTTAGTAGCACTTTGTAATCTAGCTGTTTCATCGGTAGCTCTTTTTATCTCATTTCTAAACTGTTTCATAGCATTAACTTGTTTACCAGTATCCATTTGAGCTATTTGATTTAATTTTTGTCTAAGCTGTTCAGCTTGTTCAGCTGTTATTTTTTCAGCATCTTTTAATTGAGTTATTTTAATTCTTAACGCCTCAATACTAGCTGAATTACTTTCCATATTCATTTTTTGTTTAGCTTGATTTTGGAACTCTTTTATTTCTTGAGTAGTTTCGTTAATTTTAGTTTTTATAGTTTCAAATTCAGATGTAACTTTTTCATCATTAACATCTAAATTTTTCAATTCATTTTTATACTGTTCTAATTTAGATATTGCTTCATTGATTTTAGATTCATCTATATAAGCATTTGAACCAATTTTCCATTGTTTCATTTCTTTTAATTTAGATAGCATAGTATCAATTTGTTTAGTTTGAGAATTTATATCTCCACCGATTTTCATACTTAGCTTAGCAGAGTTTTGTAACTCCTTAAACTCAACCTTACATCTATCTAATTTTTTTATAATGTTTTCAATTTCAGTTCCAACATTAGATTTTAAATGCACATCAGATAATTGTGTTCTTAAATCTTTAACTTTAGTTTTTAACTCATTTAATTTACCTTCATCAATAAATGAATTAACACCAGTTTTAGATTTTTGAGCTGAATTAATTTTATTAATAAAATCATTAGTTGTTTTTATAGCACTTCTAATATTGTCGTTGGTTTTTATTTCTATTTTAATTGATGAATATTTTTCTTTAATACTTTCTAAATTAGTTCTTATGTCTTGTAATTTAGTTTTTGCTCCATCGGTTCTTAAATCTAATTTTTCACCTTTAATCTTTTCAATAGTTTTTAAAAAATTTTCTAAATCATGTTGTTGAGCCATAGTTAAATTAGAATTTTTCAGTGTATTTTCTAATGAAGTTTTTAATGACTGTGCTTCCTTTTGAATGGTTTGAAATTGAGATGCCATATTCTTAGTCATATCAGCATTCATTTTAATTTGAGTTAATTCACTAATTTTAGTTTTGCATTCTTCAGCTTTTTGAGTAACTAAAGTTAATTCACTTTGTAATGCTTTGTATGATTGTGAATTTGTATTTGGTGTTTTAGCCATTTGTTTTTCAAGATTTTGTTTTAATTTTAATAACTCTTGGTATTTCTGTTTTTGAGATTCTAAACTCTTAGTAACTGTATCAGCATCTTTACTATTAGTAATTTGTATCTTAGTCTTACCACTTAACTTATTGATTTCTTCTAATACAGTTTTTAAATTCTTCAAATTGTCTAATGCCCCATTATTTAATTTGAAAGCATCATTTAATTTTGTATTAACACCCTTTAAAGAATCTTTAAACTTATTTAATTCTTCGGTAGTTTTACTAATATCTAACTTTAAAGTAATCTTTTTTTCTTCTAAAGATTTTTTAATACTGTCTAATTGTTTCTCGGAATCACCTTTTTCAACTTTAACACCTAATTTAATATTAAATTGATGGTCTGCCATTTATTTCAACACCTCCTTAATCTACTTTCAATCCTCTTGAAATAAGGTATTGTTTAAATTTAGGTGGAATTTCTCTATCTAATTTTTGATAAGTACCTTCAGTAATATGTGTTAAAGGATAAGTTCCCCCACCTTGATTTTGACTTCTTCTAACGCTACCACTTTCTTCCCATGCAATCATAGGAAAGAAATGTCCGCCTTTCCAACTTTCCCAATTACCATTATCTTCAAATGTAGCTTTAAGTAATTTGTCACTTATTGTTACTTCTGGTGTTCTTCTTAATTGATCTGTTCTTTCATATACTTCAGGTTCATGGTCATTATATATTTGCTCATCAATTTCATTGCTCATAGTTTCCTTAAAATCATCTTTTAGAGAAACTAAACCATCTTGTGTGATTCCTTCTATATATCTTATAGCTTCTTGTATATTATTAAAATCCATTATTAATCATCCTTTTTTAATTCATCTATTTCACTTTGAATCTTCTCTACTTTCTTTTTAATAATATCTACCTTCTGAGATTTTAATATCATTAATTGTGCATATTGTAATTTTTCTAATTCATTAATAGCATTATATTGATTAAGCAACATTTCCATTTGCAACTCATTAAATATATCCACTATATCTCTCATTAATAATAATAAATTACCTGTTGGATTTTCTAATACATTAACTATTGGTTCATCTATTTCTAAATCAGTACAATTTAATAATACATCAGTATACAATTCTTCAGCTATCTCTGAATCATTTTTATCATTTTCCGTTAACTCTTTTATTCTATTAAGTAATATTTCTCTTTGTTCTTGTGTTGGATTAAAAACATTAACTTCTCTAATTTCATCATTTATACTAAATATAAAAGAGTTTCTTAAGTGACTTCCTTTTAATTCGCTTATTTTCATACTTTACTACCTCCTATCACTAAATTAAATTGAATTTATATTATTTTAAGTTTTGTTGACTATCAAATATTCTATCTATTCTAGCATTAAGTTCTTTAACAACTTCTGTTATTCTTTCATTTAATATATACCCTTGTTTAGCGCTTAAAGCTACTTCACCATTAGTAGTAACTAAATTATTAATAACTTTAGGTTCTACTTTATTAATGATTACTTTTTCTTCTTTTACTGCTCCATCAGTAATACTACCATTAACTCTATATACAAATGGTGATGTAATTAATATTTGTTCATCATGAGAAATTCTTAATTCACATTTATATGCACCTTTAGTATCTGTAAAAGTTTCATCTATTGGGAAATTTATACAATTATTTTCCTCATCTACTTCCCCAACACATGAAACCCATTCTTTTAACATTGGTGGTTTACAAACAAACAACTCAACTTTATAATCTTTTAATTCAGTCTTTTTGACTTGTAATTGTTTCGATTTACCATTTTTGTATAATTCAAGACATATATTAAATACATTATTATCTTTTGTGAATGTTTCTACTTCTGGAACAATAAGAATATCTTCATCTATATTGAATTTTAACTTGAATGTTCTATCCATAATTTCCTCCTTTTTAAAATAAAATTTAAAAATACATAAAAAAAATAACTCCCTATCAAAATAGAGAGTTATTAAATGTCTTATTAACTAATATATTCAATCTTATGGAATTGCATCAGTTTTAGGTTCTATTGTGAATATGAAATCTTCATCACTAGATAATATATTAAATTGTACTTCAAATGTAGATAAATCTACTGAAGATAATGATAAACTATTATCTACGTTAGGTTGTACTTTAGGTATTTTCATAGTTTTAACTCCAACAGTACCATCTTTATAAACTACTGTAAATGTTCCTTCGTATGAATAACAAGTTGAAGGTACTTCTTTTGGTACAGTTATTTTACTTGTTGCTGTATCTATTGTACCACCTACTAATAATGCTAAAGCATCATCACTCATACATTCAGAACCTAATGTAAATGTTCTTTCTATTGAAGTATTCCAAGTAATAACATCTACACCATCAGCTCTAGCTGTTATTTTATCTGAAGATGTTTCCATATCAAAAGTATTACAGAAATCTACTTTTATTGCAGTTGCATCTCCACCTATTTCAGTTAATGTACCATTAACACATTTTTTTATTGCATATAAATCTGCACTTGTTTTAGCCATGTAATATTTCCTCCTATTTCATATTAAGTACATCATCATGTACTACTCTAGTTTCTTTTTTCCAATCTTTTACTTTTTTTAGATCAACTTTATAATTACCACCTGTGGCTAATAAATAAGAATCTTCTTTATTTTCTTTGTATATTTCTGTAACAAAAGTATCTTTTAATTGCCACACAGTCCAATTTTTAATTCTTTGATAATCTAAATTTCTATAATGAATGACATTGTGAACCATAATTTCAAATGTCAATATATTATCTTTTAAATGTTTTCTTCTATATTTTTCTTCAGCCTCTTTAACCATTTTAATTAATTCAGGTGAACCTTCTATTTTTTCTTCTGGTTTAGGTTTTTCAAAATATAATGTTTCAAATATAATATCACTTAACAAATGAAAGTTTCTATCATTAATATTTGCAATTCCTTTACCATCTTTTTTAATAATTATAATATATTCACCATCTATTTCACTTAATTTAACTTCAGAAGTTCTATATAAAAATCTCAATGATTTAAATAACAAACTTATTAATTCATCATTTTTACCTAATGAAGTAGACAAATAAGTTAATAATGGTATATTTAATTTTTTAATATCTTCATACAACATCATTGATTGTTCAATATAAAAAGGTCTAATAAATTCATTTATATCATAATCATCCATAAAATTATCAACGGTAAATTGATTAATAATTCCTAATTCATCTTTTCTTAAATCTAAAGGTTTACCACTAACACATTGTTTAGGAAATTTCATCGTTATACATATCCTTCCAATAAATTATTTCAAATACAGTACTATAGCCGTTATAGTCATAATAAGGTATCGAATACATAGGTGAACTACTTAAAATAACTAAATCTCCTATACCTTGTAATTCTGGTTTACTTGTAATTATTTGTTTAATTCTATCAGATACTATTAATTCTCTTATCCCATTGATCGTTTTACGACACGACTTATGACATATGACACCTATTTCAATTTTTAAAGTATTATATAAAAATGAAGTTCTATTACCATTAGTATAAGGAGCATCACTTTTAACGTTAATAAACATCGAAATATCTCCTTCTTTAATTATCTTGTCTATCTTTCTATCTACAAAAACTTTATTTTCATTAAGTGCTGAGATGGGATTCTTAACATCATCTAAAGAATATATATCCTTATCTAAAATATCATTGTAATACAACATTTTATTTATCTTTTTATCTAACATAAATATCGTTGCTAATTTAGTCATATAATTACTTGAAAAATTCTTTATTACACCCATACTACACCCCCTTAATTAAAATAGTTTTATTTGTAATTTCTACGCCTTCATCATTTTTAATTATTAATTTAACATTTTTACCTATTAAATCTAAATCATAATCACAATGTAATATACATTTATTATTAGTAGTAGAAGAAAGTATAATTTTTTTACTGTCACTTTCTAATTCAAATGTTATTGTGTCACTTAAATTGAATTCATATTCATTATCTTCACCAATATAACAAATATCTTTTCCAATGAAATGATTATCTACATATTTACTAAACTTATTATCCGCTACATTACCTTCAATATCATCATTAGGAACTTTTGGAACTTGTAATAAAATTAAACTCATTATTCCATCATCTTCACTCATAGTAAATCCACCATATTCATAATCAACTCTATTAGTAACTCTATAAGGAACATCATGATTAACAATGAATCTAGTATCAATATTTATTGTTTCAGTTATTGAATTTTTACCCATAACAAATCTACATTTACTATCTCCATAAGACATATATCTACCATCATTCATTCCGTCACTGTACAGTGTCATATTGTGAATATTTACTGGTATGTCGTATACTACACCATTAAGCTTATATTTAACTATTTGGTTACAAACTTTCATTATTAATTTTTTATATATTTCTAAGGTTTGATGTTCTTTGAAAACTATAACCCACCAACAATTATCCCACCATACATATGAACCAACATCTATATTTTCATCTTTTCTTACTAATATGTTTTTTTCATCATAAGCAGTTTTATCATTGCTAGTTACATCATTAATACAAATTTGAATATTATCTAAGTTATCTAATTGTGGAAATTGATTAACTTTAGTATATTTACATTCATGAGTAGTTAGTGCTTCATTCATAACTTGTTCAAACCTATGTTTAGCATTTTCTAACAAAGCTTCTTTACTATTTAATGCTCTTTGTGTTCTAACTTTATATCTTTCAAAATAGTTCATCACTTATTCACCTTTTTTCCTTTAAATGAATAACGATTAATCTTATTCCTAAATTTATAAAAACTATCATTATATAAAGTGTTTAATTTATCTAGTAAGTTAGCTGGTGATTTAATATTATAATCACTTGTTGTAATTATTAAATCTATCATTTTTTCAGTATTAATTTTTGGTTTCAGCCAATATAAAATCATACCATCTGCTAAAATATATTGTTCGTTCAATGTTAAATCTTCTTTAAACGAATCATTTTCTATTGTTAAATCTTTTTCACAAATATCAAACATTGAAATAGCACCTTCAAGATAAATTAACATTAATTCTTCTGCTAATTCTTGTTCTAATTCTGCTATCACATCTTGTCCTATTTGTGCTAAAAATCTTTTGTAAATATCTTGAACAGAAGTAGCCATAAAGCACCTCCTATCGTTCATTTTCACCTATTAATATTTGTA